TACCCAATTCGGCAAAATCTGATGCAAGCCCAACAACAAGTTGTTTTGAAACACCATAGTTAGAACTAATTTTTGTTAATTCAATATTTAAACTATTAAAAGCATCAGTCAAACCCTGAACTTGCTTGGGAGTAGCGCCTGGACCAAGTTTTCTATTAGCTTGATCAGCAGAGAGCGCAACGTTGTCAAGAACTTTAGTTAAACGAACAAGCTCTTTATCAACTGCAACAAGTTGTTGAAAACCTGTCCGTGCAAACAGCGCAATAGGAGCTGTTAGGTTAATCATCAAACTTCTACCTACGAATTGTGCGTCTTTACCAATTTTTTGAATTCTGGTAGCTGTTGTTCGCAGGTCTGAGCCGAATGCTCTAATCCTCATTCCTCGCAATGCTCTATCCATTGCCTTAAGTTCGTTTACTGATCTACGGGCAGAATCTGCAAAAGATTTGTTGCTTGACCCAGCAAAACCAATTGCTGCGCGATATGCTCCAATTTCTGTTCTTATTCTTCTAGTTTCAGCACCAAGAGCTTTTTGATTAGTGATTAACCCTTTAAGTGTTTTAGCGTGATCGTTGGCGCTTCTTGCGCCCATACCCAAAGCTTTAGCTACAGCTTGGCTGTGAGCATCTAATTTCTTAAGCGGTATATTTAAGTCAACTAAACCTTTGTTTAATGAACGCAAAGAAGCGCTTAAATCAGTGATTGATTTTGCGCCCTGCGTTGCAACATTAATTATAATATCTACATCAGACATAGTTGTACCAATGTAAATTATCGCATTTTATTGACAAAAAAGCAATTGTCACTCTGTGCTATAACCCAAGCCAAACCCTTGTGGGAGCATTCTTATTTCAGTTTGAGTAATAGCATGGTCTCTTGCATTATCCGATTGATCGTACCAATCATCTTCAAAGTCAACATCGGCCCCTTGAGAGGCAGCAAGAGCTTTCATGTTTTTACTAAACTCGTTAGTGCATGCACGATAAAGCAAAAACATCTCGTGCAAAATTAATGATTCTTCTAATTGCTCAAGACTATGCCAAGCACCTGTCTGAACAAATATTTCTGATTCGTATTTTACTAAGGGTATATCTTCCCAAACAAGGGGTGAATTATCTCCACCCCCAACCCTATTTACTGGTTTGGGTCTGATCCCATTGCGGCAGCCATTACTTCACCGAATGTTCTAAGGTCAAGAACATCTTCAAGCAATTCTCTATCTGCAGCTAAAACTGGGTCTGCTTTACGCAAGGCAATTGATGCTGCGGAAATCATTTTATCAATGTCCTCGTCAGTCATACCTGCTTCATCATTGGTTTTCATTTCATTTGCAACTTTCATAAATTCACGCAAATGTTTAATCGTAAGAGGCTTAACAACACGCTTAACCCCATCCGCAAAAGTAATTTCAGTACCTTTAAAAAGGTCTACATTCTTATCACTCATTTACATACCATCCTTGTTGATAATAGGGAAAATCCCTTGGACAAAGTATAGCATACCTGCCCAAGGGATTTTCTCAATTTGGTACAAATTGTATATCTAATTAAAGATATTAGATTTGGTCAATGATTTTGCCGTACTCATACCCAGAATCTTCTGTGACTGGGAGAACTCTAAACGAGATCTCAAACACGGTTGCTTCTGAACGCTTCATTGAAATCATTGAAGACGCAAAAGACACTGCTCGTTTTGTATTAAACTTACGTGTCTTTGTCACCGAAGCCGTTGAGCCTGGTGCGTTTCCAACAATTTGCAAAGCATATTCAAAAGGGTATACTGATTGTGAACCAAACAAGAATGACTTAGTGTTTGCACCGTCAAGGTTTGCTTTGATATCTGCACCACCAGTTACATTGTCGTAACTCCATGCGGTTGCAAGATTGTTCAGCGTACCCTCAGAAAGAGTCGTCTTAACCATTACTTTAACTTTTGATTGAATTACCTTTGCGGCATCACCGTATTGGTCAATCTCAATGTCAACCATATCTGGTTCCCACGAAATTTCTACACCACCGGTGGTTGCTCCTACGTCTGTAAGGCTATCAAAATCATTCAGATTCATCGTTGTATTTGAAACACCTGTTTTAACTGCTGCTTCTCCTACAAGGATATTTGAAACTGTTACTGCCATTTTATTCCTCCATAAAACTTATTCAAGGATAAATATTTTTCTACCCTTGCGGTCCCGCCAGGAAGATATCTTCTTAGCGTGATCTGGGTTTATCTCATCCGAACGGGTTCCGACACCAACGCCTTTCTGCCATTCAAAATCATAAACCTTAGAACCTAATTTAACGACAAACCCTGGGGTCTTGCCGATATATGTAATTACATTATACTTCATATATATTTATTCTACCACAAATTCATCAAAGGCTTACTGATATTAGATAAAAATCCATATCCATTAAATACCAACCCTCTTTTTCTATAGGCTCGGTTAGATTTGTAGAATATAAAAATGAATTTAAAATCCTGACATTAGAACTAGGGATTGTACCTTGAACCTCATCTGATTGCCCAAGCAGCGCAATAAATCTTTCAGATATACTGAACAAGCGAGCGACATCTGAATCATAAATTGAATACCTAATAGCATCTCTTCTTATCCAATAAGATTCAATTGAAGGAGTACCTGGCTCGTAGTAATATACCACAAACGGAGCGGCTTCTGAACCATAACCAACTACTGGGAAAAAGTTCATCACTTTTCCAGCAATGCTTGTTAATGTAGCATCGGCTTTTAAAAATGTATTTACATCGTAGACACTTATTGGCATGATTACCCTCTTGGGATATCAGTAGATGGTCTTGAAACCCCACCTCTCTTCCCGAATCCTTCTTTTGTCAGTGATTGACTAATTAAATCAACAACTACTTGTCTAGCAAGTTCTCTAACCTCTGGTCTCTTACTTTTAATTCTAGCTTTCTTAACACGCTTATAGAATTGGCCATAACCTTCAGCGATACTTTCTGAACGTAATTTCATAGCATCTTTTTTCTTAGGATAAATATATCCGCCGCCTTTTTTGCCGGTTAAAACTATTGATGAAGCAATCTGAACATTTCTTCCATTCTTTCCTGATTTAGAACTCTTAGCCGGAGAGATTACCAGTTTAGCTCCAACAGGGCCAAACTGCATAGCTTTTACTTCTAAATACCTAGCCGCTCTTGATACCTCAGGAAGTCTATTTTTCAACTTTTCTTCAGCAGCATTTATCGCTCTCATTTGAGCAGCCTGTAATCTTAATGGTAAAATTTGTGTATTAAGAGCGGCGTATTCCATTTGAGCGCTCGCTGTTTTATTAATTGAAATTTTAAGCATTCTCTACAACCTTCCTGCAAGTCAAAAGGACTTGTCTGACTTTACCATTAAATCCAATTTGTTTATGGATATTTACAATCTCCACAGGTCCAACTTCAATAACATTGCCATACTTATCAACCACATTTCTGATCCGATTGCTATACGAAGCATAAGCTGCATCTTTGTAAGAAATATAAAATTCTATTTCATCAATATTGTCCGTATATGGGTATGTTCTTCTTTCCGAAGACATCGCCTGATATAAGGCTTTAATTGTCCCAGCTAAAGCGTATGTTGTCGCCCTTTGCCCTGCTGCATTTACAGTTGTTGTTTTTGTATAAACATCAATCTCATGCGGAAGTTTTAAAAAAGTTCCGTTAGACATTTAAACCACATAGTCCATTACAAACAATGTATAGTCCATCAATAAAACATCGGCATCAATATTTCCGGTGGATTCGTAGAATGACACATCTTTCTTAGTTTCGTATTCAATAGTGTCCATGTCAACACGATAAATTCCATGCCTTCTGTATTCAGAATCATCGTTCATCATATCTTCTAAAAGTAGGTCAGCGGCTTGCTCAATATTATTTGGAACAAATTGCCAGCCAAAATCACCTTCAATTTTATAATCATCTTCAGCATCAAACTTGGCAGTTACAATAAGAGTCTGGATGCTATCTAATAATGATTTCTTATATTGTAGATAATATGTGCTACCAAAATTATGAGGCTCTTTAGTTTTTTCAATATTATTTAAAGTTGCATCAGTGTAATCATGCACAACAGCCTGGTCTGAATCCCCAACATTGACTGTTACTTTTCTCAAAGTAGAAATTGGGATAGGGAGATGAATTACTTTTTTACCAGAACCTTGAATTTCTATATATTTATTTGGAAAATAATCAAAAGATTGACCACAAAAAGTATTAATAATATTTCTTACTTTCTTTTCCATTTTATCAAATTTATCTGACCAATCTGTTTCTAGTTCTGGATGGTCTTCAAAAAATGTATCACTATCAATATACGGAGTGTAAACATTTATGTATTGAGATTGAGTATATGATGTTCCGCTTACGGTGTATGTAAAATCCGCTCGGTACTTCCCGGCTGAATTTAAAATATAAATACCAGAAGCTTGCTGACCATAAGTGATTGTGTAAACACCTGTGCCTGTTCTTGTCGCATTAGTTGGTCCACTTACTAATGAACCAAATTCATGATAAAGACTCGTTGATACAGTATTGGATGTAGGGTCGCTTGGTAAAGTAAGAGTTAATGTCTTACTTGTGTTTATTTTTACATCATCCATAATATTCAATTATAACAGAAAAGCTGTTCCAACCCCTAGAAGGTTTGCATAGCAACTGATACTTCTAAATCAGCAACATCAGTATCAAGATTCGCATTTCCTATCGCCTCTGATATGTTAAAAGAAACAATTGTATTACTAGCATCTTTGTAAAATAAAATACCATCAGCATAGTTAATGGCAATTTCCCCATGTTCCAAAGACGCTGGAGCATGCGTTGTCGTTCCAGAATTTTTAATTTTAATTACATTAGCCATTGGCTCTCCTAACTAAAAAGTACCACCGTCTACAGTAACATTATCTAAGTTTGTTCCGCTTAATACAGTTGTGCCGTTTATTTTAAAAACTTTTCCGTTAAGCAAATTGAAATGCTCTGATGAAGTCCAAGCATCTGTTGTATCAACCCAGTTAAGAGTTTTGTCTGTTGCACCCTTAAGAGTAATACCGCCGCCATCTGCGCCAGCATCTGTTGGGCTTGCGACTGAACCAAGAGTAAGATTCTTGTCATCAATTGTGATTTCTGTTGAGTTAATAGTCGTTGTTGTACCGTTAACTGTTAAGTCACCTGAAAGAACAAGTGATGTACCAGTAGCAGCACCAATGTTTGGTGTTACGAGTGTTGGTGTATTAGCAAATACTAGAGCACCAGTGCCAGTTTCATCCGAAATAATTCCAGCAAGTTCTGATGATGAAGTAGCTGCAAAATCCGAAAGTTTATTATTAGTAAGCGCTACAGTACCAGTTGCGTCTGGAAGACTTACGGTTCTGTCGGCTGTCGGGTCAGTAACTGCAAGGACTGTCTCAAACTCATTAGACGTTGCGCCTTCAAATGTAATAAAATGTGCATCTGGAAGATAGATACCATGAATTCTTGGAGTCCCACCAGTAGCCGTGATTTCTGGTCCGTTGATGGTTGGCGTAGTAAGAGTCTTGTTTGTAAGTGTCTGAACATTTGTAGTTCCAACTACTGCACCTGTTGCACCATGTGCTTCTGTTAAATTTCCGTGAGTTGTGAGGTTTCCTGCGACTGTTGAAGCTGAGCCGTAAGCATCGTAAGTATTTGCTGTTACTGAAATTGCGCCTGTTGAGTCAGTGTAGGTAAGACCTGTGCCAACTGCATTTCCTACAGCATCTTGTGCTGCTTCAGTAAAGTCAGTAATTGCACTTGATGCAATTGAGATTGATGTAGACACAGCATTAGACAAGCGACCTTGCGCATCAACCGTGAATGAGCCAACAGCAGATGCGTTACCATATGTAGCAGCTGTAACGGCGGTATTGTCAAGGTTAATGGTAATTGTATCGGTTGCCCCAGCAGTTGCTGTAAGACCTGTACCGCCTGAAATTGTCAGGGTGTCACCAGATGTAATTGTCTGACTCGTACCACCATCGCCAGCAAGGGTGAATGTTGTTGTAGCATTAGATACAGCACTATCAACATAAAGTTTAGTTGCTGCGTGTGCGTTAGCTGATGGCGTTGCGACAGAAACAGTTCCAGAAAATGTTTTATCCCCAGTAACCGTTTGGGAGGTTCCAAGAGTAAGGTAAGCACCATAACCAGCAATGGCAATAACAGAAGTTGCCGAGCCTCCAGCGCCACCAGTGCCTGTTCCGTAATAAAGAATATTATCCGCTTCGTTAAAAGCTAATTCTGCATTTTCTAGACTTGTTGGTGCGCCAGCTGATCCAGCTGATGACCTTCTTTTAATCCTTAGTGTATTTGCCATTAGTAATTTCCCCCATCCACCAATAAATCAGCTGCGCTATGAACATGATCTGCCCTAGCCGCTAAAGCGCTTACCCCAACTACCCCAGTTCTTGCAATATCAGTAACAGTTGTAGCTAGACTTATACTTGCTAAATTAATTGTACCACTACTTTGACTCAAAACAGTAGTGCTTGTAACTT